AATGTGGTAAATATTAGTAATGGTCAAAGTGTTATGAACAGTGATATAAGTGAAATAAATGCGGTGATTAGGAATCGTAATGGCAATAACAAATAAAGAAATATTAGATGAGATAGAATTTCTTAAAAAGAAGATGCCGAATGGTGAGTTCGCACTATTGAAAAAATCTGTGGAAGATTTAAGTGATGGTCAAGAAACATTAAAGTCATCTATTCGTGAATTGAAAGTACAATTATTAGATCCAGACAATGGTGTGGTAGTAAGAGTAAACAGAAATTCAGAATTTAGAAAAGATAGTGAAGAAAGAGGTCCACTCTGTGAAAAGAGTTTTGAGAATATGGAAGACGGGGTTGATTCACTTTTAAGATGGAAAGAAAGTGTGAGTAAGGCACTTTGGATATTATTTACAGCAGTTGTAGGTTTAGTAATTAAATTAGTAATAGGAGAATAACAAAATGGCAAAATTAAAAACAATATTAGAGGGTATTTTTGATGAACAACCTCAAATCAACAAATATGAAGTAGCTGAAGGTGTTAAAAATTATGGTGTGGTTGGAAAACAGCTCTATAACAACGGAAATATTATGGAGATGGCAAAACAACTATCACATATAGCTGAACAAGCTCATACTCACATTATGAGTGAACAAGACGATTGGTTCGACAAAGTTTCAGTTAATAAAAATATGAAACAACTTAAAGGTAGCGTTGCTGAATTTAAAAAAGCAGCTGCTGAAGCTAATCAACTTAACCAAAGATTAACAGGTCTTTATGAAGATATTGGACATGTATTGAATCGTTACTATGATATAGATGAGGCTATGGATCCTGTTGGTAAAGAAGATGGCGACATCGACAATGATGGTGATGAAGATTCTTCAGATGAATATTTGAAAAAAAGAAGAGATGCTATATCTAAAGCTATGAAAAAAGAAAGTAAAGGTGTTGGTGGTGTGGTTGGTATACCATCTCTTGGAGATATGGTTAGAGATAAGTAATGATTTCTGTTGATGGATTATTAAATGAGGAACTTTTTTGGTTAAGTTTCGGAGATTTAATTACAAACCTGGTTATTGCAACGGTTATCATAGGTGAAATAGGTTTTGTCATTTGGTTACTTTTAAAATGGTTGCGTGGGAACATTAAATTAAATTGGTCTCCCGTCCTAAATATTGGGGAGTTAGCTCGGAGGAGGGTTAACTCCTCAATTGAGACTTTTGAGGAGAAAGTTAAAAAAGATATGGGACCAATTGAAGTAGGTGTGAAGAAAAATTTTGTATTAGATAGAAAAGCAGATGAAAGTAGTGTTAAAATGGATGAGGTACAGAAAGGTAAAGTGAAAACTCAAAAAGATAAGTTAAAAAAACTTAGGGGAAGATAGAATGAAAATTACAAAAGCTAGATTAAAAGAAATTATTAAAGAAGAACTTTTTAAAGAAGGTATGTATGGAGAAGAAGATTCATTTATACCTCTTAGAGTTGATAAATATGCTCCAAATACACGAATAGGTTTAAAAAATACTATAGAAAGTTTAGAAGGTGCGGCTTTTGGTTTTAGTTTAAGTGAAGATTCTGAAATGGATTATCCAGATGCAGCTGATGCTGCTCACGAAGCTTATAATAAATGGGCAAAAGGTATGGGAACTAAATTACAAAAATTATATAAAGAGCTAAGTAAAGGTTGGGAAATATATGACAAAGCTTTTGAAAAAGAAAGAAAAAAATCGAGAAAATAAATGATGGAAATTACAAAACAAAGACTTGTAGAAATAATAAAGGAAGAATATCAGAATATTCTTAATGAGAAAACCGTTAGATTGGGTTCAATAGATATTCGTTTTCAAAGTAATGACCAGGCACAAATTGTTGGTATGAAAGGTAAATTACCCATAAGTAAAAATGATGCTAAGGGGTTGTTACTCGCCATAGGTAAAGAATTTGGGATAAGATAGATGAAAATTACAAAAGAACAAATAAAAGAAATTATTAAAGACGAACTTTTATCACTTGATGAAAAAATGATAAAGACATCAAGTGGTCTTAAAGTTGAATTGACTACAAAAGGTGGTTATGAACTTTTAAGAATATATGGTAATAGAGGATATATAGAGGTTTATGGTAGAAAAGAAATTCAACAATTTGTTAATGTTTTAAAGAAAAATTTTAGAATAGTATAAATAAATAAGAGGTTAATATGGCAAAAGGCTTAGATTGTGGAACAAGTTATTATATAGCAGCAACAGAAAAGAGCATGAAAAAACAAAGAAATGTTTTTTTAACCGTTGATGGAGACGCTGCACAGGTAAAAAGAATGTTAAAAAGACAAAAAATTCCATTTGTGGAAAAAGCAGGTAAAGTACATATTGTAGGACAACATGCTTTTAATTATGCACAAATATTTAGTACAACAGAATTAAAAAGACCAATGTCAAGTGGATTACTTAATCCAAAGGAAAGAGACGCATTACCCGTATTAAACGCAATTGTTGGTGAATTGTTGGGTAAGGGTAAGAAAGATGAAGTGTGTGTATATTGTATACCAGCCAAACCAATCGACCAAACAAGAGAAGTATCATATCACGAGGATGTATTAAAACAAATCATTGAAGGATATGGATATGATGTTAAGGTGGTAGAGGAGAGTGTGGCTCTTGCGTATGAAGGTTTAGTAGATGATGACTTAACTGGCATCGCTATATCAATGGGTGCTGGGATGTGTAACATATGTGTGATGTATCAAGGTATGTCAGCATTGTCATTCTCAGTCGCTAGAGGTGGTGATTGGGTAGATGAAAATGTAGCAAATGATTGTGGTTGTACAAAAGCTAAAGCTATTTCAGTTAAAGAAAGTTCAAATAACTTAGATTTAACAAAAAGTGCAATAGATGATATTTATCAAGAGGGAAGTGAAGAGTACAATATAATAAATGCTATCCGTTCTTATTACGGAGCACTAGTCAACTATTTATTGACAAATTTGGCACATCAGTTTAATAATGCTGAAAGTGTACCAAACTTTCCTGACAAAATTCCAGTAGTATTTGGTGGTGGAACATCATTGGTTAAAGGGTTTATGGAAGTAGTAGGTGAACAATTTAATCAAGAAGATTTTCCTATACAAGTTAAGGAATTTAGATTAGTAGAAGATGCTCACACAGCAGTCGCTAGAGGTTGTTTGAGTGAGGCTCAACTTATTGAGGAGGAAGAGGGTGAAGAAGACAACAGTTAAAGAAATAAAAACTTGGATGAGAACTCTTGAAGAAAACAGATATAAGAAAACTTATAATTCTGATGCTCGTAGAGTTGCCTGGTTGGTAAATAATAATCTTTCAGAAGATTATGAGTCAATGCCTATTTCAATGAGAAAAAAATGGAGTAAAGCTGCATATGGTAGAGAAAGACAATTAGCTACTGAATTTATTAAACACAAAGAAAATGAGGCTAAATTAAGAGAATCTATCAGAAGTATTATTAAGAGTGTATTAACTGAAGGGAAACTTACAGAAGTTACCTCTGAAATATCTATTTCTTTAGATGATTTTGATAAGGTTAGAAAATTACTTAAACCAAAAACAAATCAAATTGTAAAACATCCATTTTCTAAAAAAACATTTGGTTTAAAGGTTGATAAGAAAAAATATGATAAAACATTAGAGATACTAATGAAAAAAAGAATAGATGTGCGAGGTTAATGATGATTAAACTAAAATCACTAATAACAGAAGCTAAAATATCATCCAATGTAGAAAGGGCTGCTAAAAAACTTGGTATTAACTTTAAGAAAAAAGTAAAAACTATAAGTACCAATAAGTATTCTAACCCAACTGGTGATGTAAGTAGAATAGGTAAAGATATTGAAAAGGTGAAAATGGATGATTGGATGGATTATGATCCAAAAGATCCAGAAAATCAAACTCATGAATTAGTTAAATTATTACAGAAGAAATATAAATTATTAAAAGTTAATAAATTTGCAAGTGGTGCAAGTTTTATATTTACAGGTAACAAAAATAATCCAAAATCAGAATTTATAATCAATTATACAACAGGTGGAATTGGTGGTGGTTATATAAGTTATGATGGTGTTAAAGGTCAATAAATAAAGAGGTTAATATGGGAAGAAGACATAGAAAACCACGAGAAAAACGTGGTTTGAGGATAGAAGTAAGAAATAATAATGTAGAATTTGCATTAAAAAAAATGAAAAGAATGGTTAAAGATAGTGGTATGATGGTAGATTTAAGAAGAAGAACACATTATGAAAAACCATCAGAGGTTAAAAGAGAAAAAAGAAATTTAGCAAAATTAAGAAATAAATATAATAATCAAAAAGAAAAAAATTTATATTAATTTTTTATAATTTTATATTTATAAGTATAAAGATTTAAACTAATACACCCCTATAGTGGAATTGGGGTGTCTAAACATTCCAGAAAAACTTATTAAGTTTCCTAATAAACTTATTCCAAATAAAAATACGAGGAGAAATATCATGGGTGATATTTTGAAAGAAGCCATAGCTGATGCTAAAGCTGTTAGAGAAACTGCTTTACAGAATGCGAAAATGGCGTTAGAAGAAGCGTTTACTCCTCAGTTGAAATCAATGCTTTCTGCTAAACTCAAAGAAGATGATATGGATGATGATGATGAAGTATCTATGGGTGAAGAGGAAGAAGATGATGATGAAGCTGAAGAGGGTTACCACGAGGGTGAGCATGAAGAAGATGATGATGAGCCTGAAGAGGGTATGCATGACGGTGGTGAAGAAGATGATGATGAGCCTGAAGAAGGTATGCATGAAGAGGGTATTATTGAAATCGATGGTGTGAAATATGCACCAGTAGTTTCTGAAGAAGAGATTGATGAAATCGGTGAAGATCAAGAATTAGAAATAGAGAATGATAATTTAGATCTTGAAGCTGTTATTCGTGAACTTGAAACAGAACTTAAAGAGGAAGATGATGCTTATGATGAAAAAGCAGCTCCTGGTAGAGATGGTCTTGCTGAAGAAGATGATGCATATGATGAAAAAGCATCAGCTGATAGAGATGGTCTTGCTGAAGATGAGGATATTGAAATTGATGAATCTGTATTTACAGAGGAAGAAGACGAAGACGATGATAAAGAAGAAGTTGATGAACAATCAGGTTCTTCCCAAATTGGTTCAGGTGATAACAAACTTGATTATGCTGATTCCGGTGATGAAGAAGATCCAGGTAAAGGTAAGATGTATGAAATTCAATCCGAATTAAAAGAGTATAAAGAAGCTGTTAAATTCTTAAAAGACAAACTTCACGAAGTTAACATTCTTAATGCAAAATTATTGTTTACCAATAAATTGTTTAAAGAGTTCGCGCTTGATAATAATCAAAAGTTAAAAGTAGTTGAAACATTTGATAGAACACAGTCAACAAGAGAGATTAAACTTGTTTATTCTACACTTGCTGAACAGTTCTCTGATAATGGTTCAATTAATAAAAGAAATCCAATTAAAGAATCAGCTAGTTCTACTATCGGTTCAACAAAACCTTCTGAAGAATCAAAGAAAGTGATTACTGAAGAAGATAATGTTGCTGATAGATTCAGGAAATTAGCTGGTATAATAAACGGTTAAGTTTAGGAGAAACTAATCATGAGTAATTATATTAATGAAAATCTATTGGATGCAAGTCCAATGAAAAAACAAAAAGAGGAAGCCAAAATTCTCGTAAATAAATGGGAAAAAACTGGCCTTCTTGATGGTCTTAACGAAGACTTTCAAAAATCAGGTATGGCTGTAATGCTTGAAAACCAAGCTAGACAGTTGATACAAGAGGCATCAACAACAAATCCTACTACTGCTAAAGACGAAGAGTGGTCAGGTGTTGCACTTCCATTAGTACGAAGAGTATTCGGTGAAATTGCAGCTCAAGAGTTTGTAAGTGTTCAACCAATGAACTTACCATCTGGTCTAGTATTTTACTTAGACTTTAAGTATGGTACAGCTACAAGTGGTAAAGCAACTACAGAATCTCTTGGTGGTAAAACTGGTCCTAACTCCCCATCTGGATCTTCCGGACCTTATGGTAAGAGTGGTGAAGGACTTTATGGTGCTGGTGAGTACGGATATTCAATATCTCAGTCAGTAATAGAATCAGTTACTCTTGCTGCTGGAGCTCTTCCAACAGATCAGGATATTAATTTTGATTCTGAAGTTTCAGCTTCTGGTGTTGGAGCTTTACATAAATTAACAACGAATAGTCAAATAGCTGCTTCAGCTTCATTGAATTTAGATGAAACTGCTATTAGAAGTTTTGATTTGGGTACGGGTGCTGGTTTAACACTTACTTCAGCAGACCATATCAAAGTTCTTAAACAGTTCACAAAAATAAATTCCGATAATACTATCACATTTATTTTGTCAGCTTCTAATGTTGCAACATCAGCTGCTGTTAATCAAACAGCTTCCATAGGTTTTTACGAACAACCTAAAGA